GGGGCGAGTGGACGGAGTTGAACTGAAGGACGTGCGGAGGGTGCAGCGGAATTTTAAGCACTCACTCAGGTTCAGGGCGAAGCAACTGGACAGCAATACGTTTCAGATTCGGAGGACACGGTGAACGTGTGTTGGTGACGGTGGCAGATAGTTTTTATGCGAGGGGTGACAATGAAGATCTGGTTTGATTTGCGGTCTGCAAACGACTACCGCAAATTTCTGGCAGTGCGGCGATTGCCAATGTACCGCTTTGAGGGTTCGGCAGCAGTCGTGCCGGACGAATACGCAGCGGCGTTCGGGGCTGTCATTCAGGGCAGCGAGTCGCAGGAATACAGCCCGGCGGTGAATCTGTTCGATTATCAAGAGGCAATCACGCGGACGGCAATTCAGAAACGCCGCTATGCGATCTTTGCCGATTGTGGTCTGGGCAAGACTCTGATGCTGCTGGAGTTTGCGCGACACGCAGCGGCGGTCACTGGTGGCCGGGTGCTGATCGTGTCCCCGCTGATGGTGGTGCGGCAGACGATTCAGGAAGCTGGTCGCTGGTACGGTCACAGATTGCCAGTCGATGCAATCAAAGCCGCTGGGCTGCAATCGTGGCTCAGCACAGATGGGCAGGCAATCGGGTGCACCAACTACGAAGCGATTCGTGAGGGACTGCAGCCGGGCAATCTGACGGCGTTGATTCTCGACGAATCATCCATGCTCAAAAGCCACTACGGCGAATACGGAACGCGGCTGATCGAGTTGGGCCGTGGCCTGCAGTGGAAACTGTGCGCAACGGGAACGCCAGCGCCAAACGACCGAATCGAATTCGCGAATCATGCCGTGTTTCTCGATCGAGCAAGAACCGTGAATGAATTCCTTGCGACCTATTTCATCAACCGCGGGGAGACGCAAAATCGCTGGGAACTCAAACCGCACGCATTGAAGCCGTTTTATCGGTCCTTGGCGAACTGGTCTATATTCCTCAGCAATCCGGCAACGTATGGATGGCGTGACAACGTGGGCACAATGCCACCGATTCATGTCCACATCGAGCACGTGGAACTGACGGCAGCACAGCGAACGGCGTCGCAGAAGCTGACCGGAAGCCTGATGGTCAATTCCGTGGGCGGCATCGGCCAGCGTGGCAAGCTGTCGCAGATAGCCAAAGGCAAAGGCAATATTGAAAGTCTGAAGCCACAGTTCATTCGTGATTTGATCGATAGCTGGCCGGACGAATCAACGATTATCTGGTGTCATTACAACGACGAACAGGAGGGCATGGAGCGAGTGTTTCCGGAGGCCGTCAGTATTTCAGGCAGCACACCGGAAAACAAGCGGCAAGAAATGATTGACGACTTCAAGGCAGGTCGGGCAAAGGTACTAATCAGTAAGCCTAAGATTCTGGGGTTTGGGTTGAATCTGCAGATTTGCACGCGACAGGTATTCAGTGGGCTGAAAGATTCCTATGAAGAATACTATCAAGCCGTCAAGCGGTCGAATCGGATTGGTTCAACGCGACCGCTACACGTCCATATTCCAGTCACCGAATTGGAGGTACCATTTGTTGACAACGTGTTGAGGAAGGCGAGTAGAGTTGAGGCAGACACACAGGAACAGGAACATCTTTTTAGAGGGGTTGAGCGATGAACGTATTTCATAACGACGACGACGCACACATTCATCACGGCGACTGCATTCCCCACATGCTGGAGGACATGCCGGAGAACAGCGTGGACATGGCAGTGTTCTCGCCACCGTTTCCGAGTTTGTACGCATACACGGCAAGTGAAGCGGACGTGGGTAATGTTGACACGATGGGGCACGAAGCTGCGGTTCATTTGGGATTCATGTTTGCCGGGCTGGCAAGGGTGCTGAAACCTGGACGTGTGGCGATTGTCCATGTGTGTCAGATCCCGCGAATGAAGCGGACGGGCGGCGTTGGGCTGCACGACTTCCGAGGGACCAACATCCGGATCGGTGAACGTGCCGGGCTGGTGTATGAATACGACTGGAGCGTGCGCAAGAATCCTCAGGCACAGGCAATCCGGACACGCAGCCGGGAACTGCAGTTTGCCGGGCTGGAATCAGACCGATGCAAGCAGCGTGGAACGCTGCAGGATTATCTGATTAAGTTCCGCAAGCCGGGCGAAAATGCTGTGCCGATTGACGCGAAGGGGCAGGTGAGCCGCAACGATTGGATTGCGTGGGCAGAGGGTTGCTGGAGCGACATTCAGGAAACCGACACACTCAACACAGCGGCAGCGAAATCGGACGATGACACGCGGCACATTTGCCCTCTGCAGTTGGAGGTGATTCGGCGTTGCGTGTTGCTGTACTCAAACCCCGGTGAGATTGTTTTCAGCCCGTTTGCTGGTATAGGGTCAGAGGGGTTTGTGTCGCTGGGCGGCAAGTCCGCAAAGACAGGGCGGCAGATTGCGGACGCCAGACGGTTCTACGGCTGCGAGCTGAAACCGGAGTATTTTCAGCAGGCACTGCGGAATCTCGACACAGCCAGACAGCACCACAATGACGGGCGGCAGGGGGTGCTGTTTTGATTCCAGAATTATTTTCCGAAAATCTTTCTGCAGACTATTGACACATCGTGTCGATAGGTGTACTATCCCACCATGCGAGACGCAAAGTGCGAAACGCGGGACAACGACAAACGAGATTGAGGGAACGAACCATGAGCAAGTACACGATGAATTTTGTTGACGGTGGCGAATGCTTTGATCTGGGCTGCTTTGCCAGCGATACCGAAGCCGCGATTCATGCCGAACTGGTGATTGAACGCCGTGGCCACGACGCAAACGAGTTGGTCACAGGCGAGTGGGAGCAGGGCCGACTGCTGATCTGGGCGGACGAAGCCGACGCCGAAGGCGACTCCGGAGCCAAGGCACTGTGCAGTGTGGAGCGATGCTGATTCTGTGACACCTTCCCCCGCTGCATCGTGCGGCGGGGATTTCTCTGCGGGCGATTTGAGCGAGGGAACGAGATCATGAGCACAGCAACACCTAAGTTTTTTGCGGTCGGCCACTTCGGCGGACCAATCAGCGTGGCAATTAATGCTGAGTCAGCAGCAGCCGCTGCCGAGTGGTTCAGCGGACAGACCACGAGCTTTGAGGACGCAGGCCGGACTGACGCAGAGGACGCGCTGGAAATTTGCGGCGACGGCATGAGCAGCGAGGAATTCGCGGAGGAACTGCAGGCCCGAGGGTACGTGGTCGCCAGCAGCAACCTGTGCGACGATGGCAACTGGGTGCTGTGGGCGAAGGGTTGATCATGTGACACTTCCCCCCGCTGCACAGTGCGGCGGGGATTTTTCTCTGTGAGTTGTTGAGTGAGGGAACGAGCGATGGCGACAGTGTACGCGGTGCGGAATATCGGCAGTCGTGAGTTGATGAGCTGGTGGACACCAGAGGAGTCACTGGCAAATCAGTGGGCAGCAGAATGCGAGATCCACGAAACAGAACCGCTGGTGGAAGTCATTCAGCGCGATGTTACAGATCGGGACGCACTGCATTATTGGGCCGATAATCACCGGGCAGAGCACATGAATGTCGATCTGGCAGCAACCTGCCCACCGTGCGAGGGCTGGTATCCGATTGTCGATCAACACGGCGTGTTGACTGGAGATTTGGCAGCGGCAGACGACGAGCGATACGCGCAGGCTGACGACGTTCTGGGGTGCGTTCGGTTGCAGGAGGGCCAGTGATGCAGGACATCATCGCCGCGATCGTGGCGGCAGTCGTGGCGATCATTGTGGCAATTCAGATGGAGGACGGGCCGTGAGCAATGTCGAGAAATGGGAGGCCCTGTGGAACCATGACGTGCAATTCGGATTCTGCTGCGGGGCCTTCGCTGGCGTGGCGGGGCTGGTGCTGATCGTGGCGGGACTGGATTTGTTCGCGCGGCTGGTGGTCGGTGGTCGACCACAGAAGAACGTGCGACGGGTGCGAGGGGATAACGGAGGGCGGGGACTGTGAGTGTGCAAATTTGTGAGGGAGTGTGGCGGAATCGGACGGGCCAGCGACTTGTCATCACGCAATGCGAGCCGGTGGACGGGCAGCAGTGGACGGACGGCGACCAGCGTTATTCAGACAACGGAAGTTTTTACGGTCGTTATAGCAGCGAAAGCGACAACGATCTGGTGGCGTTTGTGGGGCTGCTGCCGGACAGCTCGCAACGTGCACCAGTCAGCCGTCCAGCGGAGACGGAAAGCACAACGGCAGTTGCAGGCGGCGTGAGCGAAGATCCGGGGCGGATTATTTACAACCTCGAACAGCGACTGGAGGCAGCGAAAAACCGCAACAGGCAAGCACAAGAACAGTTAGCGCAACGACATCAGACGATCAACGATCAGACAGCCGAGATTGATCGGCTGCGGACAGAACTGCAGCAAACACAGGCATGGCGTACTGCGGCGACTGACGCGCATTCGCAGTCCGAGACGTTGCGGATTGAGCAGCAAACCGAGATCGAGCGGTTGAAGGCTGACAACGAGCAACTGAGGTCCGCGAACGAGTATATCGCGACCCTAGAGCGACTGCTGGACGACGCACGGGATAACCTGCGGGATCTGGAGGCAGCCGCCAGAGCCTTCGACCACCATTGCGAGGGGATGAAAGCGGCGTATTTGGCGGTCATCAAGACATTCGTGGAGGCGCGGTCGTGACACACCCAAACCGCCTACAAATCCTGCTGCGCTTGCGCCGTCTGGAGTTGTTTTTGTGCACTCGCAAACGCACGAAAAACGAATGCATCGAGATCCTGCAGTACACCGGGGCACGCATGTTTCTGCGGGATCTGCGGGACCTGGCAGCACTCGGCAGCGAGATTGTGCGTCAGGGTGAGCCGGGCAAAACGACATCGTATTACTGCCCGCGAGCGCGGGCGATTTTTCGGCATGAGTGATACACAACCACCGCAGCACTGCATCAGGTCCGCTGGCGGCTGATCCCCGCTGCGAATGATTCGCCGGTGGTTTTCCATTTTGATTAGGAGGCGAAGGACGTGCCAAAGAAATCAAACCGATTGAGGCGACTGGGTGAGCGGGTGTTGGTCGATGACGGTGAAGGCATGTGGCAAGCTGGCAAGATTGCCACGATCATCGAACTGGAGGACGGCGGCGTGGCGTACGTGGTAACGTTGCGGAATGGCAGGCAGGTCTGGGCCCCAGCGAGTTGCGTCAATCCTGATCCACAGAGACCACGCGGGGCAGACCCGACGCCGGAGCAGATCCGGCAGCGGTGTTTGGAGATTCAACGGGAGTGGCCGGAGGAAGTCCGGCAACAGCGAGACATGCGAGAACAGCCGGTATCGTGGAGCGTTCCACGGTCACACTATCTCAGAGACACGCAGAGCGGGAGGACGGATTTTGAGCACTAGGGCATTCACGATTCACGTTCCGGGAAAGCCGGTTGCACAACCGCGGCAGCGAATGTCAGCACGTGGTGGAATCGCGAGATCCTATCTGCCAAACAAGCATCCTATTCATGCCTTCAAAGCTGCCGTGAGGCTGGCGGCGAAGGGCTGCCCAGTGTTTGAAAAAGACGTACCGTTGCGGGTGATTATCGTGTTGCATTTCGCCATGCCGACAACATGGAGCAAACGCAAGCGTGAACAGAAGCGGGGCAAGGGCAACACGCAGAAACCGGATTTTGATAACCTTGCGAAAGCCGTCTGCGATGCGTTGGCTGATCATTACCACGACGACGCGCAGATTTGCAAAGCAATCATTGAAAAGTATTGGGACGACGAAAACGGAACCGCAATTAAAGTGGAGGAAATTAACGAATGAAACGCAAACTACCACAGGTCGCAGCACTCCCGCACGATGCGCCCGACATCCCGGAGCAGACGCCGGAACACCTGCTGCCAGAGAAGCCGGAGGGGTATTCCCGGTTGGTGATCAGCCGAAAGCCACAGGAATCGTTAGTGATCGACTGCAACGGAGTGCAGGTGCAGATTACGCTGGTGGAGATCCGCAACGACAAGGCACGACTGGCAATCGTGGCACCACGTGACGCACACATTCTGCGGTCGGAGTTGCAGGAGGATGCGTATGGTCGGCGATGAGCGGATGGCGGCAAAGCTGCGATGGCTGGCGGTCGGTGAATCTTGTCAACTGCCTACCAGGTATCGAGCAGATTTGACGGTGCGAAAAATGCTCGCATTGACAGGATACCGCTGGACTGTGATTGAGGTGATCACACCGAAGGAAAACACTCGACGATTCACAGTCACGAGGGCAGAATGAGCGAGAATATCTTTGCCCCATTCTTCGGGGCTATTGAGGACGGAGCGCGAGAACGCGAGGCGAGGGAATACGGACGCGACGGGCCGCATGGCCGTTGGGATCCTGGTGAAATGCCGTGGGGAATACCGCGGCGGATTCATCCGGACTACCGCGAGAGATTGAGCACAGATGCGATTGATTGGCCGACGGTCGGCGAATCAGGTTTGACGAGTGATGAGGGGAGAAGTAACGAATGAAGATCACGAGGGGTAAAACGGTGGTGCCGAGACGTGTGATGCTGTATGGCACGCATGGCATTGGCAAATCGTCATGGGCCGCGCAGGCACCGGACGTGCTGTTTTTGAATTTGGAAGATGGCCTGAATGACATCGACACGGCAAAGACGCAACACCTGCGCACGTATGCAGACGTGAAGGGCGCGTTGAGTTGGCTGTTCGCAAATCCGGATCACGGATTCAAATGGGTTGCCATTGATACGCTGGACTGGCTGGAAAGCCTGATCCATGCTGACGTGGCTGAGCGTGCCAACAAAAAGCACATCTCAGAAATTCCGTATGGTGCGGGCTACAAGTCAGCAATGGCGTTGTGGGATTCGCTGCTGGATGGACTCGACATCATGCGGAGAACGCAGGGTGTCGGAGTGATCCTGCTGGCACACACCGCGATCCGTAAGCACCAAGACCCGACGGCGGATTCATACGACCGATACCAGCCCGCGTTGCACGAGACCGCATCGGCACTGATTCAAGAGTGGTGTGATGAGGTCCTGTTTGCCTCCTATCGTGTTTACACTCGCAAAGAGGATCAGGGATTCAGCCGCGAGCGGACGATTGCGAGCGGTGCGAGTGAGCGTTATTTGCGATGCGTGGAGACTCCGGCAGCACTGGCAAAAAATCGGTTGAACATGCCGGGGGAGATTGAATTTAGTTGGGCTGCGTATGCTCAGCATTTTGCAGGTGTGTCAGCAGAAGTAAAAGGGTGATAACGATGGCAAACTTGAGTGATCTGGACATGAACAACGTCCAGGCGGAAACAGTCCGTCAGGCACTTCCAGCGGGTGACTATCCGGCGGTGATTGTCGAAAGCGGCATGAAGGTCCCGAAGTCCGGCGGGGCTGCAATGCTGGAACTGGTCCTGCAGGTGCAGGGACATCCGCAGTTCAGCGGCGCGAAGTTGTGGGACCGCTTGAACATTCGGCACGCAAAGCCGGACGTTGCCAACATCGCGAAGCAGCGGTTGAAGGCAATCATGGACGCCGTTGGGCTGGCCAGCATTTCCGACAGTCAGCAGCTGCACAATCGACTGCTGACCGTCACAGTGGCACAGGGCGAGTACAACGGCAAGCCTACGAACGAGGTCAAGGGCTACAGCCCGAAGCGTTCGAGCGGTCAGCCAATGACGCAGACAAGCTATCCAGCACCGTCTGCAGGTCCTGCGAATCCGTTCGGCTGATGGCTGAGTGTTGAGGGGTTACAAGACCCGGCAGCGGTCAACGCTGCCGGGTGTTTTGCGGGAGGGGCGAGCGGTGGAAGCGAGATGGTACCAAAGCGAAGCAAACACAGCCGCATGGCAGTACATCACCGACGGACGCGGAAATCCGCTGATCGTGTTGCCGACAGGGGCGGGCAAAAGCATCGTGATTGCGTTGCTGATTCGGCAGGCCGTCGAGTGGGGGCAACGGGTTCTGGTGGTTGCGCATCGCAAGGAACTGTTGCAGCAGAACGCGGACAAGATCCACCGTCTGACGGGGCTGAAGGTCGGGATCAATTCCGCTGGATTGAATGAGCGAGACATCGACAGCACAGTGATATGTGCGGGGATTCAGAGCGTCTATCGCGATGCTGCGGAGTTTGGGAAACGTGGTCTGGTGGTCATTGACGAAGCGCATCTAATCAGCGATGACGGCGGGAGCATGTACCGGCAGTTCCTTGACGGACTTCAGCAGCACAACCGCAGGCTGTTTTGTGTGGGACTGACCGCGACCCCGTACCGCACGGGTGAGGGATCGTTGGCAGGTGACGGCAAGTTGTTCAGCGGGATCTGCTACGAGGCCAAAACCGGGGCGTTGATTGAGGCGGGATTCCTTTCAAAACTCAGCAACAATCCGGCAGACAGTCAGGCTGATCTGAAAGGCGTGAAGGTCCGTGGCGGTGAGTTTGTGGCTGCCGAGATGGAGGCAGCGTTCACCGGCGACGCAATCATTCACACAGCCGTCTGCGAACTGACGATTGCCTGCGAAAACAGGAAGTCCATACTGGTTTTTTGTGCGGGCGTCCATCACGCCGAACAGGTGGCGGCAGCACTCCGGGATCTAACAGCGCAGGACGTGGGACTGGTCACAGGCGAGACGCACACAATCGAGCGTCAGCGGGTGTTGTCGGATTTCAGATCCGGCAGTCTGAGGTGGTGCGTGAACGTGGACGTGCTGACGACGGGATTCGACGCGCCAGGGATTGACGCGGTGGCTGTCCTGAGGGCCACAATGTCACCCGGTTTGTTCGCGCAGATTGTCGGGCGTGGCCTTCGCATTGCCGAGGGCAAAACGGATTGTCTCATTCTGGATTTTGGTGGCAACCTGCAGAGGCACGGCGCACTCGATGCGGATGATTACGGCATCAGCAAGCCCCGCAATTCAGACGGCAGTGAGGCACCGTCAAAGGTCTGTCCGAAGTGCAAAAACGAGGTCCATTTGTCCGCCGTCAAGTGCAGTGAATGCGGGCATCTGTTTGTGCGGCAGATGGATCAGGGACCGCGGCACGGCGACGAGATCGACACGACTTCCAGTATCGTCGGAGCACCTGAGCCGCAATGGTACGACGTGCAGGAAGTTCACTGGCACTTGCACCAGAAAAAGACGACACCGGGCAAACCGCCTACGCTGTGCGTGAGTTACTACGTCAGCGACGACACCATGCCTGCGGGCAATCTCGGCTGGATCGTGGTGCGTGAATGGGTTTGTTT